TCATTTTGAAATCCAGCATAAGTATGCTGATGGAATACGAGGGATCCTTTGGGCTGATAAGTCAATGTGTGAGTCATGGCGTCCTTGCTGATGCTTGTGAAGAGGCAAAGGGTTTTATGACAGTTTGCTTGTCAGGGTGGTGTTTTTAAGGGTAGGAATGTATTGCTAACTTTTTTCAGGCACCTTACAGGCGATTCTGAGAGGGCATTTAGTGGCTACATTGGCGTTGATATTCCATATCGTCTATATGTACCTTGACGTCATGTTCTTCTAGTAAATCTGTATATGCTTGAGCGTCCTTGCTGAACTCTTCGAGCTTTTCAAAGATTTCACGTGGTGAGTACTTGAGGTGAGCATCTTCTCCGAATGCTAATTCGCACACGTTTATGATGAACCATTTGTTTAGCAATGAATGCTTTGGTAAACTACCTTCTTTTTCTAAGTTTTCAGTTGCATTTTTGTATGTCATAACTTCCATGTATGAAGTCCTTGGATCTGGTGGTGTTGGGTATTGGAAGCTCATAAGATTGGTTCTCCTTCAGGTGATAGTTGTACTGCGTATTCAATTACTGGTACTCGTTTGATAGTGTCTACTTTCTGTGCCTTGATAAAATAATCGTCTTCAATTCTTTCATTACTGTTACTGCCGTAACCTACGTGTTGACTAATTAAAGATTTGGCTTCGTCCTCGCTTTTGGCTTCAAGGCGGTAGTAGTCAATGTGTGTTTGCTTAACTCGTACTTCGTAATTGGTCATTACTTAGTCCTCCTTTTGATAGCGTTTCTTAGTTCTTTGATATCCAAGTTCTCTAGTGAGATCTCGCCATCGTCAGTGATAATGTGCATACATGACATACCTTCGTGGTAGTAAACGTGTGCGTCCTTGAGGTAGTAAGTGTGTGATACTTGTGGTTGTAACATGATTGGGTGGGTGATTGGTTAATAGGATGGGTCGCCGTCTGGCTCTGGTAATGTGTACTCAACATGAGGTATTGTTCCAACAATTATTGATTCGTCAGGGAACTCCACGTCCTTGCGTCTGCATGCTTGGTCTAGTATTTCCCAGATTGCTTGCATGTCGTCTTGTTCGAGTAGATGACCATATGTCTTAATTAAAATATGTTGTCCCGTCCTTGCGTCCATGCTTGTGATGATTGTGTCCATGATTGTGGCGTCCTTGATTGTGAATGATTGTGATTGTGGAAAAAATAAAAAGGGTTAAACCCCAGTCATAGACTGAGGTCTCGGGATTATTTAATTATATTATTTATTTATAACTTAACTACTAATTTACTTTTGATACTCAACCCTTGTTGATGTATAACCTGCTTCAGAGTGTATAACTTTATAACCCTTACTTATTAAGTTGGCATGTGTTAAGTCATTGATATGACTAACATCTGTGTGGTCGTCCTTGTAGATGACATAAATGTTTTGATGCATAATTAATTAGGTACGATAGTGGATAGATTAGCATTAACTTTCTTAGCGCGGCTACCATGTGATAGGAAAGCGACGACGCATTTACGGTTAGACTGTTGGCAAATCCCGCAGTCCTTGCAGTTAGTGTCAGAGGTTTGAGCTGGGCAAACTAGAACACGTGTTCCGGCTGGCGTCCTTGCTGGTACTGGCTTAGAGTTATCAACAACACACACGGCAGGAACACCGGCGGCTATCGCGTCGTCTGCTTGCTGCATGCTTTCGCATGAGGCGTTGACGGTGAAGCCGTTAGTGTTGGCGTACTTGATAGCCTCGAGGTTATGGGTATGAAGTTCATGATGGGTGTAGGTATAACCCTTGGCACCACTGGATTTGTTAGCATCAACCAATGACTTAAGTAAGTCAAGCCTGATGTACTCACGTCCTTGGTGCTTGGTGTAACCCCAGTCACCCGCTTGGTTGTGACGCCATAGTTGACCCTTACTTAACTTACTAACGTAAGTTGTAAGCTCATCCCAAGTACCACCACGTAGACCGTTGCTCACTTTTTTCCAGTGCCAAGAGACTGGACCGGACTTGGCGTAACAGCCGCCGGACTGTAAGTGTGGGCATGATGTTGGGCATGATGATTCCTCGGTAGTGGTGACAGGCATTGCACCCGTCTTGGCATTAGCTGATTTCTTTGTAATGTGGACTAGCATAAGTTGGGTGCGAAAGTGGACAGAATAACTAGACTACGTAGTAGTTAGTTAAGTGCGTCCTTGCGGAGTTGAACCGCAAGTGAAAACCCAGACGCTGCCTTGCTTTAGCAAGGTAGAGCGGCACTCGCTGAGTAGCTAGCACCTAAGAACTGGTAGCAAAGCTTACCAGTAGCGATAGTGTTACCTCTTAGGTAACCAAGCTCTTGAGTTGCAACCTTGGAAAGGTTGTTGTAAACCCAGAACCCAAGTGACATGTTGGGCTGTAGTAAAAGATTTACAATCTTTAAGCGGCTAACGTTTGAGTACTTGTACTCATAGCCATTGACTCTGAAGCGAGTGACTACAGTACCAGCGATAGGATCAACCTTGATAGCCTCGATAGCTTCGCTAGTTCTAGGGTTTGGAATGATGAACATAATTTGTGAAAAATGAATGAATAAATTTTTGGAGAGGAGTTGTAGTTAAGTTATATTTATCTCTCTCACCCTAAAGGGAGAGAGAAATATAACATAACTAAAACAACTCTCTCTGTTCCCAGTATAGTCCATTCTGTCCACTATCGGTCAGAGTACTTAACACTTTGTAACATTGTATTACATAGTAATACTATGTTGTTTTGGTATGGCAACAGATCGCTTGACTTGCAGCTCTCAAGCTCGCGATCAAAACAATCCACCTGCCCACGCGTCGCGAATGTTTAGCAACGCGCGATATGTTCTCAACCTTGGCACCTCGTCGGTGATGGAGCGAGCGAAGCGAGCGGAACTCCTTGCTATCACTGCATTCTCTGTGGACTATCAATCCGCAGTCCTCGCGCATGTCGCGATAGTCTAGCTTCGCGCGATCAATTAACGCGCAGCCGCCTGCGTTAGAAAGAGCGACCCCCCATGGGGGCTCCTGCCGCCGTCGACTATATATAAGACTCTTCAGACATTTTTGTCATTTTTTAAGGCGACCACTACGGTTTAAGAGATACAACCCCAGAATCATCCAGAATGCTATTTCTAAGCCGTAATTAGACATCTTTCTCCTCTTCATCCGGGAAATATCCTATAGTCCATCCATCCTCGCACTCTTCTACTACTGCTTTGTAAACAGGCTCTGAGAGCTCGTCCATTTCCTCGTGATACTCATCAATAGCCATATCGACAGTCTGTTCTGCTTTAAGATTTACCCATCGTTCTTCTAATCCAACCAACATACCAAGTATTAAGAAGTTAATAGGTGGGAAAGGAGTTTTAAGACTCTTATATAACTCTTGGAAGTGGCTTATATGTAATTTAGTTTTCATGTTATAGTGTATGTAGTGACCATACAGACATGACCCGTATAATCTATGAATTAGGAGGCAAAGCTCCTGCTGTTGTATTGACTCAATCCGACAAGGATCAAATAAAGACAGCTTTAAAGTCCGTTAACGTAGGTGAGTTTGTTAAAGGTTTAGGTATAAATAGAACTCATCTCTACTCACTACTCAAACAAAACAAGATGGAACTACTCAGGTTTAATCAATTATGTAAAGCTCTCAATCTCCAACTACTATCTACTAATGATCTAGATAACTTCTTTAAAGTAGTTAGTGGTAGTAGTTAGAAGTGATATCTTTCATGGATATCCAGCTAACAGTATTTAAGAGGGAGAGTCCACCCTTCTCTCCCCTATAGGTACGTGCTTGAGCTAAACCCAGTTATTGTATGCTTTCTTACCTGCGTTACCTCTAGCCTCTCTACGCTGCTCTACATCGAGTCCTAGGACTAGGTGATTAGTAGCTGCTTGAGGGTCATCTATGAATTGTTCTAGTATGTCGTTCCACTCTTCTTGCTTCTTTAACTTGATCTGTTCCCTAGCTGAGATAGCTAGTGCATCTATGTAGTATTTAACTCCCTGTGCTAAACAGTCGAGTCTATCGTCGTGTTTGACAGCGTATTTCTGTCTACACATCCGACTCATTTGGTAGAACAGCATGTATAGAAGCCTTTCTTCGGGTGCTGCCTCTCTGTTTGAGTTATAGTCCCATTCGATGAGAGAACGATTGACAACAAGACGGTGTTGATTAAGAACAGGCTCAAGGGTATCAATAATACGATCTTCTTTTCTGACATTAGCTCTTACTTCTTCTACGAGTATTCGTTGTTTAGTTTGTTGTAGATGCTTTTTGAATAGCTCAGCTACGATACCGTCACCGAAGTTAGATTCGATAACCATTGTATTTACGTTGTACTTCTCACACCCTTTGAGTATGTCTAGAAGTGTATTGTCTGAGTATCCGTCTCTGTATGCACGCATCTCGTGTACATATAAGAAACCATTCTTTTGTGATATGTAGCAGGCTGCGGTTTCGTCAGCACCTCTACCTGAAGGGTCAACACTGCATATGGTTTCTTGGTATTTAGTCCATTCACCCTGCATTTGCATAGGTGAGTAGAAGTAGTCTCCCGGTAAACCGACTGTAGGTAAGTCTTTTAGACAGTTCCTAGGGTCAGAGCACCATATAACGTTGTCTGGAGCTTCTTTAGGGTTAACACTTGCTACTACAAGGTCAGCCATCTTAAGTGGAAACTTCTCTGCGTCAGACAGACTTGTATCAAGCATGAACTGCAACATAAAGTTGCTACGTCCCATGGACGCTTCTCTTTCAACTAGATCATCTTCTGTGAATCTGTCGTCAGTAGGAGTCCAAGGCGTTACACCTTTATCTATGTCTTCTTGTAGCTGTGGAGCTATCAGTCCTTCGTAAGGTGTATTGTTTCTTGGGTATCTGGCGGTCCAAACAAACGGTCTGTAATTCCTAGCTGCCAATTTACGATAAATAGTAAAAGTAGTCTGAGGAGTCCCGAGATACATAATACGGCTATCGTCTTTCGGCGTAAGGATTGATTCCGCTTCTGTGCAAAGTTGAAGAAGTTTTTCACGCATCAACTCCGTCATGCTGTTCCCGGGAACTTCGATGTCGTCTAGGATCATTAGATCCGCTCTGCTTCCCGTTAACTGACCAGTAATACCAACACTCTTCACGGACGGAGCCTGATGAGGAGCGCAAGCGACGTCGAAGGAAATTCTTGACCATCTCCCGTCGTCGCTCTTTGGTTGTAAGTGATTTAGCCATGGTGTTTCGATAATTAGTTTCTGTAGGAAGATACTCATGTTGTCTGCTCTCTCTTTAGAGGCAGAAATTATCATTATTTTCTTTTCCGGGTCATTAAATAGAGTCCAAAGAACAAAAGCACCAGTAATCCAGCTCTTGCCAACTCCCCGAAACGCCTGTATCTGTAGTCGCTTGGGACCACTCTGCAAGTAATCTGCAATTGCATATTGTGCCCTTGTTGGAGAAGGGAGATCAAGCTGGTCCCATAATGCTTGCAGAAACAGCTTGAAATCGCCCTGTAAGGACGTTAAAACGTCTTTCATGTACGAATGTGGATAGTTATGGTTTAAAGCCCTCTGCGTTGCTTTTAAGCATGTCTAATAAATCTGCTTTTAAGTCTGCTGGGACACCACTTGTATAATTATTTGGCATAGGTATAACACCAAGTATTTTTCCTGTACTTACTTCTAAAATTTCTAGATCTTTCATATTAGATCTATCTGTTTTTACAACCCAGTTATTACCTTTTTTCTTTTGCCAGTTATAAAACCAATACTCAAAGTTATTTTTGTATTCTCTAGCGTAATGATCTCTAGCTATAAATAAATTTGAATTGTTGTTAGCTAATGGTCCAACTTTAGACCACCATTTTTTGCCGCCCATAATAGCTATATCATGTTCAATACTAGCTTTAAAGTTTCCGCCAGCAGCTTTAGTAGTATTGTTTTCATTTCTGACAATACCCTGTAATCTTGCGTAGTTTTCTCTTTCTTTATTAGAAGTAAATCCTACTTCGTTTCTGTTTTTTCCATTGAGCGTTTTACGTGCTGCATTCTTTGATTTGTCTTGTAATTGAAGCGGTCTTTGACCTTCTAGTGATATATCTGTCTGTTTTGTTGGTGTTGAACCACCAGAAACATACATTTGTTCTTCACCTTGCCAAGTTCTTGCACCTTTACCAAACTCTGAATCATACTTCTGAGTTATCCCTTTAGGTGTGATATCAGGGTTTAGTTCACGTTGTCTGTATGCGAAAGCTTTTAAGTTCTTTCTCATCCCTGTTTTACTTAGTGCAGATTTTACATATTGTGTCTTCGCAAGCTGCCCACCAGACGTCGCAGCATTCTTTAACGAATGCCGTAAAATATCGTCGAGCATTAAAAAAGCCCCTTTCGGGGCGGTTATTGTTTACTTCTTTTTGTTTTTAATTTTTAGTTTTCTTTTACGCTGAAAATCAGCATTTCGTTTTCGAGCTGCATCTTGCATAGCTTTTTTAGCTTTTGCTCTACGCTCTTCAATAGTTGACTTACCAGTCTTTTTAAACTTTTCGTTTCTTTTACGTGCAGCGTCACGCATTGATTTCTCATTCTTTGCTTTAACTTGAGCGATAGTTGTATCTGGGTTTTTTGCTGTACCTTTACCAATACGTTTTCTTGCTAATAGTTGTGCTGGAGTAGGTTTTTTTTTGTTATAAGTTTTTTTAGTGCTTTTGTTATTGAACTTTTTTGATAAAGTCTTGTAAGGTGAATCTTTTTCTGATCCGGGTAAAGCTCCAAGACGACTCATATTTGAGTTAGGTTTGCCAGATAAAATCTTTTTTCCAAATTTCTTTAATCTTGAAAGTATTTTAAGATCCTTTTTTTCCTTCTTTTTTTGCCCGGGAATGTATCCTATTTGTGACATCGTTAATTAATGTGTTGTTGAATAATTAGTTCTCTAAGTGGTTGAAATCCAAATGCTTTTCTCATCCATTCGAGCCAATTGCTACTACCTTTGTCTGCATTACATTTCCTGCAAGCGCATACAACATTAGTTGTAAGATCTTGACCACCTTTGCTACGAGGCTTAACGTGATCAAGTGTAAGTTCTTTAAATTCATAAGTTTCTCCGCAATAAACACATGTACATTGAAAGTGCTCTTTTACAGCTCTTCTCCAGAGCCGTTTAGAATCTGAACTTGTCATGGTTATTAAGTTGTGTAAGTAATGTTTTGGACTAGGTAATAGAGGGGTCATGTTTTACGTATTTTGAGTCTGCTTTTTCTGTTAGTAGAGGCTTTCTGTAATCTGCCTTTGGTAGTACTACCTTTGTAGTGAGCAGCATCTTTGCCGTCACCATTTCCGTAGGTACCAAGTTGTCTATTAAGTCGATTTGCATTCACACGTAGTGCTAATCCCTTCTCTGTTTTGTTGTATTTTCTTTGCTGCTTAAGTCTTCTTTGCTTAGCGGCTGGGTTGGATTTGTAGTATGAGCTAGTACTTGCCATAGAGTTTCGCCTGTACTAATTCTGGATCAACAGTTGGCATAACTTTCGCTAGTTTTGATAAAGGATTACCGTCATAAGCAACACCGCTAATGTCATTAGCTTTAAGCCAATCACAAGCTGCTTTCAAGTCCTGTGTAGTTGCTTCGCCGCTTTTTATACGACCAAGAAATTCTTTAGTAACTAGGTTATGCAACTCGTTAAATTGGTCTTCGGTTGCTTTTTTCTTCATGCGTTGTACTTCTTTTTCTTTTTTTTCTTCTTAGCTTTTTCTATCTTTTTGATAGTTCGATACTGATCGCCATATCTTTCCTTATCCATGTTGTATAGATATTTAGGTACTCCACGAACAGTTCTTATTTTTAAAATGTTGTTTGCTGCCATTATCTTTTTGCTGTCTTAGCAGCACGTTTAAAGTTTGCTTTAGTAGGAGCACCTTTAGCTCCGGGTTTTCTCATAGATTCACCAGAACCTTTTTTGATTCTTAGTCTCTTAGCGTGGATATTTGCATAGAGTCCTTTTTTCATTTATACGCCTAACCCTTTTTTAACTATTGCTAGTGCTTTGTCATCTAAGTCATTATCTGTTTGTTCTACTAATTTTTCTAAAAGTTGAATTACAAATACCTTAAATTTGTCAGTTTTTAAAAAGCTTAAAACTATTGGTTTTAGTATTGTTAACATTTGTTTTTGGTAATAATGATTGAATAGGAACTACGTCTGTACACATATGTGCGACACGAGTTCCCGGTCTTAGGGTGAAACCCTTTTGTTGTAGTTCGGCACATTTGAGAGCACGTACCAGCTCATGATCTAACCTCATCTTTTCTTCTTGTCTTGCCGCGATGCGTCTGCATTGCTCTAAGCCACGTTTATCAAGAGGAACCATAAAGTTAACTTGAAAACCCCAGTTCTCATTTAACTGATAACTAGACGGGTGTAGTCCATCAAGACCTTCTTTTTCAGAATATGGATTGACATGGTTGCCCATGTAAAAAGGTGAGAAGGTCATAGTTGACCCATTACATGAGATTCCACTGCCATAGTTCTGTCTTGACGAAGTTCCATTGTTCTGGAACTGCACCGCCTGATTGGTCACATTTCCCGTTGCGGCTGCAACCGGATTTGACGTGTTATTAACTTCTGGTTCAGTTGCTAAAACAGGACTTATTGTGAGAAGACTGATAAGGATGTAATAGTAGTATTTATAGTCCAATCTGTTGTTGCGTCTATCTGTTCTACTAGACCAGCAGCTCTTGTCACTGTTTCCATTGACCAAGGTTTTGTTACGTCTTTGACGGAAAATGTTGTATCTGCTGCTGTAATGTTTGAAGAAGGTTCGACATTGCTTCCAGACCAACTTTTTACTGCTGATCCAAAGGTTTGTGTCTTTTTGACTTCTTTGACGGTTTGGGTAGTTGTTGTCGTTGAGTTCATTGACCCCTGTGTGAAATTTGGGGTTATTGAGTTTGCTCTTGCAACTGCGGGTGACAACAGAGCTAAGAGAAGAATCCATTTCTTCATTGTTTTGGTTTAGTTGTGGGTTTTGCCATCGGACATGTTGGAGGTTTTCCGTTTCCGTTTTTTCCAGTCGTCAAGCCGAATGTGGCGAGTGCGCCCGTAAATACGCTGGCGACGAAAGTGATATCTGAGTTACCAGATTTCTTTACCATAGGAATATCAACGTAGTTCATCGTAATGATGAAACCAGACCAGACAACAACGCCTAGTCTGACTACTGTTCCAAGGAACTCTATCTGATGTTCTTTATCTTCAGCTATATCTTTTACTTTGCCTAAGAAACCTTTTTCTTTGGTTGTCTTATCTTCTTCCATGTTGTTTTTAATATTGGTTTCATAGCTGTGACAAGCCATTTAAAAACTGCTGTGGCAGTAAGAGTGGCAGCTACAGAAATCACTGCTGTAGTTCCAGCCGTAATTAATATTTCACTTTCAGGGACAGGCATCCGGACATCAATGATGGGTATATCTATTTGTTTTATACCAGCCGTTTGATTAGTATTAGCTTCTTTTTTAGTTTTAGACTTATCTACAACTTGTGATTTAACTCCTTCTGGTGCTCTTAAATCACTAGGCGGAACAACTAAAGGAGTGTACTGTGGTATTTTTCCTATAGGTAATTCAAATTCAAAATTTGGAAAGTCATAAGCATCAGGTAAGAGTAAGGTGGGTAGTTCCATTTAGCCAGCTTCTAGTGCAGCTACTTTTGTTTCTAAAGTTTCTACTTTTGTAATTAACTCTTGTATAGCTTTAGCAGATACAGTAATAAACTTTAAAGGAATAATATGTGATATCCCTTCTTCTTCAGTTATTGGATCTTTAGGCTTAAAGGTAAAACCATCATCTAATACTTCTATTTCTTGTGCAATGACACCACAAGTTTCTCTTGTAGTATTATCAAATCCACTGTCTTCTTTATAATCAAAATCTACAAATCTTAGATTTTTAATTACTGAAGTTGCATTATATGTAGTATCAGCTATGTTTTCTTTTATTGTTGAATCAGATACGGTGTAGTAAATACCTTTGGGTCCACTTGAAGTACTAAAGTGTGCATAAGAACCCATGTTTGCAATCAGACTGATATTCTGCAAAGCATTAGGTCCGGCAGGTCCGGGTACACCGGGTACACCGGGTACACCAGCAACCCCTTGAGGTCCAGTCGGTCCCGGTCCTCCGGTTGGTCCAGTTGGTCCAGTTGGTCCGGGTCCACCGTTACTTCCGTTACTTCCAGAAGAACCTGTAGGACCTGTAGGACCACTCGGTCCAGTCGGTCCGGTAAAACCTCTAGGTCCCGTTGGTCCGGTTGATCCTGAAGATCCAGTTGGTCCGGTTGGTCCCGGTCCTCCGTTAGAGCCATCGTTTCCGTCTGATCCAGCAGGACCAGTTGGTCCAGTCGGTCCAGTCGGTCCAGTTGCTCCATCATTTCCATCAGTTCCGTTGCTACCAGCAGGTCCAGTTGGTCCAGTTAATCCAGTCGGACCTGTCGGTCCCGTTGGTCCAGTATCAGGGTTTACCCAATCGAGTACACCTGATCCATCTGTTTTTAAAACTTGGTTTGCATTCCCGTCAGTTGTCGGAAGAGTTAACGTATAACTAGCACTAGCTGAATGTGGAGGAGATTGTATTACTACTCCATGACTGTTTACTGAACAGTTAAGTCGTAGTTTAGCGTCATTTCCTCCAGCACCTCGTACCTCAAAAAGACCAATACCATTTGGTTCTACTGAAACGTTACCATCAGTGGTACTTGTATTTATTTTATTGGATTGTACATCTAGATGACCACCAAGTTGAGGTGTTGTATCTTCAGATAAATCAGCTATAGCATTAGCTGTAATATTATCTAACTTAGTACCATCAATAACTAAATCACGACCATCTACAGTTCCTGAAACTACTATATTTCCTGTAACCTCAGTTCCTGTACTGGTAATTTCTATCTTTGTATTACCACCTGTTTGTAATTTTAAATTACCTGTACCACCTTCATTAATTATGGAGTCCGTACCATTATGGAATATTTCTAAATCATCATCTGCACCAAAACGTTCTTTGACATTATCGTTATGGTCATTATCACCAGTAAATGTATTACCAGTTGTAACTGAGAAGTTACCTGTAGCTGTTACACCACCTTGCCAAACACTACCGGAATAAACCTTAAGTTCGTCAGAAGTAGTATTGAAATATAAATCTCCTTCTACCAAAGCTGAACCGTCAGCTCTTGTTGTTGGATTACTAGAAGCTACTTGGTATTTGTCACCAAAACTATTAACACCAGTTAAATTAGTTGCAACTGAGTTTACGTTTGCTATAGAACCGCTAACTGTATTTACGTTTGCTATAGAACCGCTAACTGTATTTACGTTACTTATAGAACCAGCAACTGTAGTTACATTAGCGTTGTTACCAGCAACTGTATTAATGTTTGTCGCATTAGTAACAGCCGCATTTATATTAGAGGCATTACTATTAACTGCATTTATATTAGATGAGTTACCAGCAACCGCAGTAACGTTTGCGTTATTTCCAGCAACCGCAGTAACATCACTATTAATACCAGCTACGGTATTGATGTTACTTTGGTTAGCTTGAACAGCATTGATATTTGTCTCATTACCAGCAACTGCATTTATATTACTTGCATTAGAAACAACGGCGGTAATATTACTTATGTTGCTTGCTACGGTTGTAACTTCCGTTGCTTTAGGTACTAATCTATGAAAAGTATATGTATGTAATGTCGTTGTAGATTCTACTAAAAATCCAAATCCTACAGGTAAAACTGAAGTTACACCTGTAATCGTGATGTTTGCATTACCAGATACGTTACCGTTAGTTATAGTTACTGTCGATCCAGAAGGAATTAAATTACTACCTATAATTTCTTTAATACTTAAAACAGCAGATTGTCCAGATACACCTTGAGGGTTTGTATCAGGAAAACTATTTTGATTTTGAACAGTATCAAAACCACCGACATCATCGAGTAAGTCAACAATTCTGTCGTTTATAGCTGCTGTTGTAGCAATAGTTGTATCGTTATCTGGAAATGGATCACCATCTTTAATAGTGTCTCCAGTACTTACATTAAAAAATTTAGCGTCTGCTGCTGCTACCGAAAGATACCTACTGTCAAGAACACCATCAGTTGATAGTTCAGTTTCAGTGTAATATCTGTTATCTAAAGTACCAGTTGCTATTTCTGAATCAGTAACCGCATTAGCTGCAATATGTTCAGAACCTATAGCGTTATCTTGTATGTTGTCACCATCTATACAGTCATTAGATAAATGCTGATGATCAATAGAAGCATCAACATAATGTTCTGAATTAATTTGATCGTCAGCAATCTTATCAGAGGTAACATTATCATTTTTAATGTTGTCAGTCTCTACCGAATTAACTGCTAATTTATTATGGGTTACGTTACCATCAGCTATTTTTGCAGTTATAACAGCATTATCTTGTATTTTGCTATGAGTTATATTACCGTCAGCTATCTTAGCTGTCGTAATATTCCCGTCAGCCATCTTAGCTGTCGTAACACTAGCGTCATTTATTTTTGAAGTGGTTACTGCATTGTTAGCTAATTTAGTAGTTGTAACACTTGCATTATCAAGTTTAGCAGTTGTTACTGCTAGATCTTGGATTCTTGTGGTGATAGCAGAATCATCTTTTTTCCACTTGCTTCCATCCCAAACATAGGAAGCATTATTTTCAACATGTTGTTGCCCATTAGTGGGGTTGTTGGGAAAATTAAAAGCTGGCATTTTATGAGCTCTCCTTAGTTTCTAATGCTTCAATTTTTGCTGATAGCTCTTGTACTGCTTTTACAAGAATTGGCACTATAAATTTCTCATTTACACGTTTAGTATCGTCTATAGTTGTGTCTCCAAATTTTACTGTTCCAAATTCACCTGTTAAATTAGGATCTACATTTTCTACTTCTTGTGCTAAGAAACCATATAAAGTATCTTTTTCTTCATCGCAGAAACCTTCTTTCCAATTAAATGAAACAGGGTTTAAAGAATTGATTGTTGACAAACCTTTATCTAAACCAACAACATTTTGTTTTAATCTAGAATCAGAAGCAGCAAAAATATTTGATCCATTTGGTGCTCCAATATTTCCATTAGATGATATCTGTAGTCTTTGACCATTTGTAAAGAATTTAATATCAGAATTATTGGTACTTTCTACACCAGCACTACCGTCACTGAAATTAGATAACTTAAATCCATCAGTACCGGACATTAATTCTAATTGAATATCTTTATTTGTATGACCAGCAATTACGTATCTGTTAGCTTCTGCTTTTAGAGAAACAATTGAAGTATCTCCATAAGCCTCTGTAACAGTTACACCTGAATATCTATTGTCACTTAACTGCGTGTTAGTTGTGGCAGTCTGTAATTCAATTCCAGTATCGAATACTTTAAATACATTATTAGCTGCAATATTAGAGTCTCCATGCTGAATCCTAATACCTATTTCTGATACGGCTGCACCATTATTGGTTCTAGCTGCATGGAATATATTGTCAGTTATACTGTTGTATTTATTATCAGCATTAGCATTTATGTTAACGCCTACATAATCAACAACAGCAGTTGGAGCATCAGTATAAGCATAAAATAAATTATTACTAATAATAGATTGCTCTGATTTACTTAGTCTTATACCAAATTGTCTAGTATTAAAATGAGAACCTATAACAGAAAGATATGGCTCCATACCGGGAGTAGCGTGATCAACTCCAATTTTTGTATTAATTACTAGAGCACTATTTATTAGTATTCCTTCACTAGTACCTTCAACAATAAATGCTTGACCACTGCCAGCACCTATATCATTTGCTTGACATCTCTCAGCTTTAAAATCAAGACATTGACCTGTAAATAAGTAACCATAAGTTGAATAGATATATGTACCATTAAAAATACATTCAACCATATTACTGTTTCTACAGTTATTAAATCTAAATCCTTCTGCCCAATAACCAGATGAAACAGGTGCGGCTACAATATTTTCTAGGGAGACTCCGGGTCTAATGCTTCCAACACTTACACCAAAGCTTGCATTTACAGGTGAACCTGACATCTGTGTTGCAGCTTGGAACTGTAATCTTTCTAGTATTAAAGAATGACTATCATCAGTAGAAGTCCAAGATAAACCATCTGTACCACCAGTAAATTTAATTATTGATAACCTTTCCCCTTCACCAATCATGGTGACATTATTATCAGTAACACTTAAGGTCGAGGTTATACGATAATTACCTGCTGGGACGCGTATAGCTTTTTCAGTAGCTAATGCTGCATTAAAAGCTGCTGTGTCGTCAGTAGTACCATCACCAACTGCACCATAATCTTTTACTGAAATATAATCGTCTAGTTTTCGTTTATCGTCATCTGTCATTACACCCCAAGCTGAAGAAGTAGCAGCCGGTAAAGAAACGTTACTACCAGTAGATGAGTTAACTGATAAGGATGTTCCGCTTGCTGTGCTAGTTAAATTTGTAGCACCGCCACCGCCACTGCTAGGTAAACTTGTAGTGTTTTGTGATCCTGATGTTTGGTCAACAATGTTATGCGTACAATTCTTGAAGTAGTTTAGTTCTTCGTATGCAGTTATTGTTCCAGCAGTTCCTTGTTGCAACCAGATAGCTCCACCCGCAGTTTTAAAGCCTGCAAATGTATTGTTATTTATTAAACCAAATCTGTTGCCTGCTAATGCAGGGTTAGATTGAGTAGCAACTGTTATAGCTGTATTACTATATCCAGATCCTGTATGACCACCATCAAGGTTTACAAAATTATTACCTTGAATATTAAATCTTCCACTTTCGTCAAGATAGAGAGATCCTCTATATAAAGGACTATTAACACCCGGTGAAGGTGTGTAGTTTGTACTACCTGAGTAGAATAAATTATTCGCTATCAGAATATCGGATACGCCTCTAACATGTAGCGCATAACCGTGGACCCCAGAGGGTACATAGGTATTTGTGTTGAAATGACTATTAGTAATTTGTAGCCCCGGTTCATTAGCAGCAGCAGTTCCCCCTTGAGGAATTGCAAACATTTCTATTCCGTTTTGACATGCTACAAAACCACAGTTATTTATATATAAACCTTCTACATATGGATAGGTTCCATCTGTATCATTTCCAACTCTTATACCCGCATTTCCATATAAGAATGTGCAATCACTAAAGAAATAATGACATGGCGAGCCTGCATTAGTTCCATCTATAAATACACCAGTACAGACTTGATCTGCACTTTGGTTGTTGTCAGAATAGAAAGCACAATTACTAAATGCAACTTCAGAAAGATTATCTATTCTTACTCCAGCAGAAAAAGCTAACTGTAATGAATCCCATGGTACAAATTGGCAATTTTCTATTACTGACTGTTGTGGGTGTACTCCAGCAATATTATTACCAACTAAATGTATTGCATGTCCTTGTCCATTAGTGGCTCCATCATAAGCAAACTCTACATGGCTTATGGTAAATCTTGGTGCACCTGTACTTGTATCAGAGGCATATTGATTTGAATCAATATCTACTACTAAACAATCAACATTGGAATTAGGTTGGAATTTAATTATTGCATTACCATTACCACGAATATGCAATTGCTCATGCTTTGCGTTTAAAAGCGCAGTTATTGTGTTAGTAACACGGTAGACTCCGGCATTTAATACAAGTTCTGCTCCACCGTTTGTAACACAATGAGTTATTGCAGCTTGAAGTGCATTTGTGTCATCTGTAGTTCCGTTACCTGTAGCTCCAAAATCTGCTGCATTAACGTAATCTCTTAATCTTTCATCCCTACCTCTAGTAACTGAGTTAGTCCAACCGGGTACATAGTTTGCTGTAGTACCACCTCCACTACTAGTATTATCAGTCCCCGGAATCCATTCAGTACCATCATATTTAAGTATTTGACCTGATGATGGGCTTGCAGCATTTATAGTACCGATTGATAATGTAGCTAATTTAGTTGTGTTAGCGTCTAAATTTGTTTTATCGGTTGCGGACATTGAACCAGCAGCAGATGTTGTAGCTGCTGTAATGCCGATAGCTGGGGTATTTCCACCAGAAGAAGTTATCGGTGCTGTTCCACTTACGCCTGTAACTGTTCCACTTCCGCCAGAAGTTCCACTTTGAGCTGAAGTAACTCTACCTTGTGCATCAATTTGTATATTTGCATTCGTATAATATCCAGCATTAACTGAAGTATTTCCTAAATTTAGAGTTACATCACCAGTGGTACCACCACCTGATAATCCTGTTCCAGCATTTACAGCAGTTATATCTCCACCGCCGCCACCGCCAGAACCTCCAGTTCCAGCTCCAGAACCACCAACTCCTAAATTTAAAGTAGCAGATACCCATTGTGATGAATCTGCATCGGTGAAGTAAACGTAAAGATTACCATCCTCAGTATTCCACCATAAATCTCCTGAATTAGGAGCTATAGGAGCAGTGCCGCTTGTAGTTAAAAACCCTCCTAATTTATCTCTTAGTTCTGCTATTGCATATAAAACTTGTTTTTGATTGTCATTCAAATCAAGTGCTTTTATAGATGAACCAGCTTGATATGTTGCGGCTGCTGGATCTATATCTGTTTCTCTATATATATGTACGTTATTTGTTCCTGACGGAGCAGCAGATCCAAGAGTAATAACATTACCAGAAACGGTATATTCACCAGAGCTAGGGTTGCTGTCGACAAAGGTTAGAGTAGCTCCATCAACAGAAACTTTGATGTCGCTTTCCGTAACATATAAGATATTTGTAGTGTAGGTGGTTGATCCTCCATTTGGAGTTTCTTCAATAATCATTAATTCGACCATATTATTTTGGCATTTCTAGAATTTTGTCTATCGTGCCTTTGTTTGCTTTTCTGTTTTTTAATTTTTGATCCCTTTCTTCGATGAGAAGTTTTTGGACGTCGGTATCATTTTTAATTGATGCCCAAGCTCGTTTCTTAGCTCTATCAAACGCTTTTGCAATTCGTTTGTAGTGTGGAAATGATTTTGGTTCTACATCAGCCATACCATTTTTTCTATGCCAATTCATCTCAGCAATGGATGTTTGTATAGACTCTTCTCCAGCCATCTTGTCAAAGTCAGCTAATAGGTTTTGTTTACCAATAGCCTTTTGAAACATAGACCTGACTTTAGGACTGTCAGATAGATCTGTTCCATCTGGAGCTGAATATGTAGAAGTTCTCATGTCATAACCACTATCAAATAACAACTGTCTTCCTTCTGAATAATCCAAGTTAAAGTTCACAGGTGAGACTGAATTAAACATACGAGTAATAAAGTCGTGATCTTTGATAGGTTTACCAGTTAGGATGTCGTACTTAATAGGAAGTGCTTCTCCTGCAATATTTTCAGTTATAAGGTTTCTATTTCTTATAGAACTACCAATATCAGAACCTAGTTCTCTTGTGTAAGGAGTTAATACTTTACCTATCTCATTTCTAAGACCAGATAAAGGAACTGTGTTGTTCATTAAGGAAGCAATAATTCTGCCTTGTTGTCCGGGTTGTCCGGAAAACAAATCAACAAAGGACTGTAGTCCAGCTAAGTAAGATTTACTTGTAGCAGTACCAGCTAACGCCATTGCTAATTTTCCTAAATTATTTTCAGCCCACTCTTCACCCATTAATTCTTGGTGATCTCCAATATCTCCTACTAATGCAAGTATTTGGTTATAAGGTTCAAAAGCATCATAATTAATCCAAGTTCCACCAATTTTAATTGTTCTTGGTTTCCACCCAGCATCCATCCATGCTTGCCTTTTCTTTCTATCTGTTGGTCCATTTCCATGCAATCCACCACTAAGGTATGCCATAGAAGCCATACTTAATGCTGCTGTACCCATACCAAGCCTTCCTCTTTGGATAGCTTGTTGAGTTATAAGATCTCTATTACTTTTTATTCCATACTTTGCAAGATGTCTAAGATCATCTCCGGGTTTTGCTTTAGCAATCTGATTAAACTCATCAACTAAAAAATTTAATCCGGGAGTATGTTTTGCTGTTAAGGTCAAACCATTAACACCTGTTCTTGCAAATAGGAAGAATGGTCTAGCCCATGGTGCTGACTGAAAAGCATCTCCTAATTTCTGTGAGAAACCAGTTAAGTCTTGTGTTAAGGTAGCTTCTTTCTTTGCATACTCAGCAGTCTCGTCAGCTAATGTTCCGTCTGGATTAAATATTTTCTCATTAAACTTATCTTCCATATCCTTAAAGAACTTGGCATCTAAGTTTGCAAAATTAGAATCAGGTAATTTCTCAGCAGCTTGTAAAAATGCTTTTTCTCTAGCTCTAGCTCTACCAATAATTAATGTAAAAGCATCATCAGTTGATGCCATAATTTTAGTGGAGTAAGTTAAGAAACTACTGTCATTCATAGCTCGAACAGTATTAGCAGTTCGATATAAAAGTTTGTCCGAAAGATCTCCTCTGGTTTCTGCCCAATGACCATAAGCAACCCACTCGTCATCCATCTTTGTACGTTCAACAAATCTAGTTTTCATTGTTGAAATATCACCAGCCCAATAACTATTAAGCTTGCTTTTAAATAATTTAAATGACTCAGGTATTGCTTCACGCATAGCGTTTAACGAAGCTAGACCAGCTCTTGAAGTTGCAAAGTCACCACTCATTAAACCTCCAACTGCCATTGACATTGGACGTGCGAAGGTTGCACTAGATGTTCCCATAATTGCTCGTACAGCAGTCTTAGGTCCAGACAAAACACTATGAGTAAACATAGATCCCATCTCTCTTAGAAATGCACCTGTTTTCTTTTTATCTCCAGCAAACGTACCACCTCTCATTTTCTTACGCATGAATGCGTCAAGATCATCTAAGGTATGTACTCCGTCAGCCATAGAGATACCTTCAAACATAGCTTTGAATACTTCATCACCGTCTTGTTCGGTAGTCATATCTAAAGCCATACGGAAAGCATCTATACTTTTCTGCACATCTTTGTCTATAGATTCTGCAAATTCTTTTGGTGATTTTCTAATACGTGAGTCACCAATTTCTGCAAGTTGTTGTGAAGCTTCAGCACTAGATATTTTTCTAAGTCTTAAACCAGCTATTAGTTTTTCAACCATCTGCTGAGCTGGACCGTCTATATCTTTAATGTTGGCTATGTTTGCTAATTCTCTTGCAGCTATACCTGAATCTCTAATGTCATTAAACAAAGAAGTATTAACCATGTCTAATGCTTTTATATATTCAGGTCTCATATATTGACCAACTTTTCTTTTCTTACCAGTAGCTTTGTTTACTTTGTATAGTGGTGTTTGGTCTTGAGTAAAGTTTTTAAAAAACTCTTTAGTACTTACATCACTTGTATTTCTACCTTCGTAAACAGACCTAAACATATCTAGATCTTCACCAATACTTTCTTGTAATGTTTTACCTTGTCTTCTTGCAGTATCTGTTAATTGTGCAATAAATCCTTGACTTCTAAAATTACCTAGAATTTCTTTTATAACTTCTTCTGTTTCTTTTGTACCTTTACTCATCCTTTCTATTTGAGTATTAGAGGTAAGAGATCCTACATGACCCTCTTCAGCACCCCATTCTTTTTTAGTACGTTTAATAGATTTATCTACACTAGCTGCTTCACTATTCGAAGTAGTAGATCCTTGCCATGGATCTGCAATAGGTTCATTTTTTGGTGCTCTAAATCCGGGATCTTTCATCTGGGATTTAGCTTGTTCTCTTTTCTGTGTTTCTATGCTGTCTAGTCTTGACTTTCTAAACTCAGCAAAGTTACTTCTGAAATCATCAACATCAAAATCAGCTACGTTTCTAACTCCTTTGCCAAGCGCAGATAAATCTTCTGGATTAGCTGAAAGCACCTCTTTTTTAATTGAGGAAAGCTCTCCACGAATTGGTGCAAGGTCTTCTTTTAATGCTTGTTTTAATTCACCTCTACCGTCATACACTCTTTTACCGGCAGCCGTTGCTTCACCAATAGCATCACCAGCTTGACCTTTTAGCACTTTAGCTAGAGGAGTCATCTTAAATATAGTTGCATCAAAGACAGCACCTATACCCATACCTTCAACGATATGTTTCAGCTTTCTCAACGCAGGGTGATCTGTGTCGTTAGTAGCGAAAGGTGTATCCATCCAACCATAGTGTTTGGTTAGCATTCCAGATAAATTATCTTGTGCTTCGTTCTTAGCTACAAGGTCATAACGCAAACCAAGTAAAGCACCTTCTTTAAGCGTCCCAGCTAAAGTTGTAGCTTTTTGTGCGTTAGATAATAAACCTACACCCTTACCAATAGCACCTGTTGTAGCAATAGTACCAACAACATCAGTAGCACCTCTGACTAATCCTCCCCACCATGTTTTGGTTTCGATAGGATCGCCATCGCCATACATAAATTGGTCCCATTCAGTCTGGTATCCTTCTTCAGTTTTTCCTTCCTCTTCCATTTCACCATTGAAAAAGTCAATAACTCTTTCTGGTGTAGTGATGATGTTAGAAGCAATATCTCTTGCTCCAGCTCCTAAACCAACAAAAGTGTCAGCTACATAATCGCCTGCTGTCGCACCTTCTTCTTTTACTACTTCAGGTGTTGTTGCTTCAATAGCTTCTTCTTCTGCAACCTCTTCTTCAGGAGGTCTACCTAGTTGTATATCAGCAGCTTGTATTTGTTCTACTGCTGTTTTTGTATCCTCTTCGGACAACCCTTCTCCAGATATTCCTACCTCGAGTGTTGGGTCAAAATTTTCATTCATAGTTACCACGGTAAATATTGCCCTAGGAAAGGCAAGTAAACCTTAGTTACTTGTCCTTTCTCATAAGTGCTTTTTTGTTATAAATGGATGTTTTAACATTTTGTTCTCCAGCTCCTTCTACTTCGAGTCGTGCTCTTGTAATGCTTGAACGAGTTGGAAATTTATAGATTAGTTCTAAAACTTTATCGTCATACTTCTGTTCTTTCTTATCTTCTTTTACTTCTTCTTCTGTGTAGTATTTGAGCTGTTGATTAGCTAAGTCAATAGGATTAACTCCCATTCTCATAGCAAGATCACGATAGTATTCTGGTATGTCAGAAGATTGTTTTAGTGGTGTTTGACTCCAAGCTAATAACTCTTGCTCACTTTTAACATCAGTAGCAAGTTTTACTTTTTTCCAATTACCACCAGAAGCTTGTTCTAAATTTAACTGTATTCTTCTACTATATGAATCATCTAAAGGATCTAACTCAGGAACCATTAATCTTTTAACAGCTCGATCATCATCAAGTACTTCTTTAACAGCAGCTTGTGCAGCTCTAAAAGCATCTTTAGGTGTACTGACAATCACTCCGTTTTGCATATAAGTTTCTTTGTAAGTTGAGTTGAATATTTCTTCTAAGTTTCCATATAGTGTTAACCATGCTTCTGACTTAGTATCTGTTTCACCAAAAGTATCTCCAGTACCAGCGTTCGTATATGCCTTTAATAGATTTTGAGCTTTTTTATAATCCTCAGTTCCAGCATTTACTGCACCACTTGCAATAATTTTATCTTTGTACTTATTAAAGATCTGTGTACTGACGTTCTCCATCTCATAATCATATACACCACCGTTGTAGCGTAATGATTTTTCAATCATATCTTCAGCTACATCATCATCTAAATGACCACGTAAAGCATCAGCTAATTCTGTAGGAACATATCCGTCATACTTTTCTCTATATACAGCCATAAGTTGTGCTTTCCCATCATTAGATAAATTCTTGTTTTCTCTAATAACTTGTAGATCAGCAGCAATATTATTTGCTTTAGCTTCTTCTCTAGCTTGTGTGCCTTGCTTAGCTGCATCAGCTAGTTCACCTGTTAGACCAGACCATTCTTTCCAAGAACCCATAGTCTTAGTAGAACCATCACGAGCTTCTATTTCGTGATTAACTACAGACATAGCTTCTGGATATGTAATTACATTCTGACTAACTAGATCAACAAGGTTCTCTTTGAATGCTGTTCTACCTGCTCCAATAGTAGTTCTATTTCTAGCGGCATACCTAGCAGCCCAGTCGTGAGCGAGCTGATGTCCATCTCCAGGATTTGCAGTAGAGAATCCTACTGAAATCATTCTGCTGTCAGAAGCTTTTACAGTTGCCTGATAATTAGCTTCTCTTTCAATAGCTTGTTTCTTACGTCTAGCTGCATCAAACTTATCAATCTCAGGTTTAACAACAGTAGCTACAAGAGCTTCGTTTAATCCTGCAAATTGTCTTGCATATTCAAACTTAATCTTTTCGTCTAAAGCTGCATATTCTGATGGGCTTTGTAAATCATCATATTTTAGACCTCTTACTTCTTGACCATCTCTAATTAAATCGACGGTCATAGTTTCATAGGAGTCATAAACATACTGGTCATAACCTTTAGCTTTCTCTAAAGCATATTGTTCTGCAACCATATACTTTTCCCAGCCAGCCATATTACGAAATTCTTGAGCGGTGATACTGTCACCGGTTTCCTCTTCGTATTTAGTAGCAAACTCTTGTGTGGCTAAATCATCTTCAAAGAGTAGATCTCGCTCACCTCTAAATGTTGCTTCTAGTTCTGGACTTACACCTTTAGTAAGTATGTCTAACTTAATCTGTGCTTCTCTGTCTGATCTATGTTTGTCTTGTTTCTTTTTTAAAACATCAGCGACTGTTGATGAGAGAGTAGCTAAGCCTTCGTACATTTTTTCAGTGTTACGTACCTTATCAGCATTGTTTTTTTCTAACTGCTGTAGGTATCTTTCCTCTGACGCTTGTATCTGTGCATCAGATCGTTCTTGTTCTGGGATGACATCTAGTACTTCTTGTGGAGTTACTGACTGCCCAGATATTTGATAATTAGGAATCATAGTTAACCTCCATATGGTGAATAGTAACTAGGTGAATAAGGTCCTACAAAATTTGTATTGTCAAAAGGTTTTAAGCCGCCAGTTTTACTTGGCATACCTTCTATACCAGCACCTAACGCCTGACCCATGCCAAGCATGAATGTCATTCCTACGTTCTGCATTACTGGAGGTGGTGGTGCTATGTCTTGTACTGGTTGGATAGCTACCTTGCTGAATGATCTATTTAGTAATCCTTTTAATTGTCTATTGACATCTTGATTACTATCTTGAGCCATATAGCCAGCCTGACTTAAACCTCTAGATCTAAGTCTTTGACTCATACCAAACTTGGCATTGTTCATAACTAATTGTCTAGCTACTAATTTACCTCTAACACCACGTTCTGCGGCAGAAGCTTCTATCGCTCCTTCGTTAGCTAGCATCTTTTTAAAGTCTTCTTGGTTCTCAAGAATTGCTAGAGACTTTGCATTATTTAATTGTATTTGTGTTCTTGAGTAAGCTCGTTGAGCTGCAATATTTGCTTGGTCAACCTCTTGCTCAAACTGTACTTTTTTAGTTCCGTAAGTGGTTCTTGTTTGCATCCACTTACGTTCGCGGACTTTTAGCTGGTGTTCGTAATTACGTCTCGCTTGTTTGTTGGCTGCGGACGCTGACGCTGCTGAGCCTATCGCTCCTATCGCTGGTCCTATTGCTGCTGGACTGCACACGGCAAAATTCTATAAAGGATAAATTGTTTGGTCCGTAGGGAAATCTCCTAAGAAATTTAAAACCTAAAAACCTAAGTAACTTGATATGGACTTTGTTTCTTTCGTCAACAATGTTCCACAGTAACTTTTCTTTTCTTGATTTCACATACCGTCTTGCTTCTCTAGCAAACGTATGTGGATATTCGATAATAGCTGGGGTGCAAAGCATCCAGATTTGTCCACCATTGTGAACTCCTGCCATGCCTGCTATATCGCCATTTGGCACTTCAAAATACACTGAGTCACAGTTATGTAATCCTACGACTAGAGCATTTAAAGGGTCATGTCCATGACCTTCTGTTACCTCCCGATAATCATCGGGTAATAAATTAGAAGCCACACGAAGTGCAGCTTCTACGGTTGCTGGGTGAATGTATTTAGACACGCTTATAATTATTAGTTGTATAAACTCCTTCCCACGTCATGTTATGTATTGTCGCTGGAGCTGGGTGTGTAGATTTAATAGTTAAATTTGCGTTTATATTTCTGTCGTAAATAGGAACTGTTCTTAAATTATTATCGTCATTAATAGGTGAAGTAGTAGCTTGATATCCATCAGCATCAGTTAATTCAAATACCTCTGTATAGTCAACTCTACCTGTTCTTTTTAAAGTAGTTTCGTATAAACCTATTGGACCAAATCCAAACTTAACTCTATGTAAAACAGTATTAGCTCTTGTATCAGCTCTCCAGTTTTCACCAGCTTGAGTTAGGTAGTAAATAGTAGGAATTTCAACTTCCATGGTAAATAAATACCCAAGTATAAAATTAGTGCCACGCCAATCACCATCTACTTCTATATTATTGCCGACGAAATAAGCTTTATTATATCTTCCTAAAGTATTAGGACCAGTATCAACAACACTATAAACAGCTAATTGATTTGAACTTTCTAATCCAGTTGGTTTTGAAAAAGAAGTTCTATCTGTATCTCGGTTGTAAGAAGCACTTGATGAAATACTTAGACTCATTAAATGATCTAGGTGAACCCTGTTCTCTGCCAAAGCGTGAGTATTAGAATCCATTTTTATTGCATATTTAAGTAACTGATCTTTATTATTATTCCTTACAACTACAAACAAGTTATCATCTTGCATACAGTGATACTGAATAGTTCCAGTTAATGTCCATTTAAACCAAGAAGCAAGTTTCCTTTCAGTTATTTGGTCAAAATATCTATATCCATACAAGGTTGATGTTCCTTCCTCACTAAAGAAAATAACTGAGTTTTCTCTAGAGTTAGATATAAGTTTTAAATCTTTTTCAAATAACCTAGAAACAACTGCACTCTGTTCTATAACCTGTGGCTCACCTTCTCTCTGGACTTGTGCCATCTCAAAGAATCTGGAGAACTTACCAGCATTATCTAAGAAGCCAATAGTTGTACCAAGAGAGATAGGGTTAGTTGCAAAGTTAAAGTTGTAAGTAGAAAGAGCATTGATTTTAGCGGTTCTAGGGCTGAACACATCACTATCAGTAGTCAACATAAACTGTTGATTTTTAGAAAATAAAACTAATCCTGTATTTACCTGTATTCCATCAAAGATAATTGCTGGATATTCTGAACTAGCTGCTATATCTATTGGGTCACTATCTATAAGTTGTATAGCTGACTTAGCAAAGAAATTAGTAAAGTCTCCGGGACGAGACATAACTATATTTTCATCTGCAAGTATTGAAAATCTGTTTCTAAAAAACAGCATCTTGTTAATGTTCTTACCTATAAAAGAAGGTTCAGGGTTAGTTACATCATCACCAACTAAAGCATCATCCCATTGAGGAACAGAATATTGTACACCTGAAATTGTATAGGTAGATCCATCTAGCTCAGTCAATCTAAAATTACTGTCAGCAGTTCTAATTAAAAGTACTGGCATGGTTGACCTTTTAAGTCTTATCTTTCTCCCGGGCTTAGCACATTCTTCCCATGTACCCTCACCATCTTTATCATTATTTCCAAAGAATTTAACGTAATAATTATCTTCTTCAGCAGTACTATTAACAACTTCTACAACCATTCCGTGTTTACACTGAGTTGGTAAATCACCTACATCATTAACCTTACTAGCTACGACATTTAATAGCTGTCCTACAGGTGTGGAAGCGTTAAATATAGAACTGCGTTTTATATGTAGTCCTGTACCTATCTGTGTAATATCAGAAGCAGTAAAATTACCACTAGCTATTAACTCAGTTCTTATATCACCAAGAATACTCTCAGCCGTAATAGTAGTTTCTGTATCAAATGGTGTTGGTTGTGGTCTGACTAAAGAAAGGTTAGCTTGAATTACTGATGTACTTATTTCATCTATGGTTATTTTGTAGTAACCATCTTTCATAAATACATAGAAATAATCCCCTTGCTCCCAACCTTCTCCACCATGTAATAGGTCATATGTAGTTGTGTATCTAGCCTGATATGTAGTTGTTTGAGTACTACCAGATCCTTCTGTGTAAGGAACTGATTGACCAGTTGTAGCTATACGAAAATATAAATTCTTTCTACCAGTCTGACTGCCTTGGTTGGATGAGTTAAATATATTAACTTGATAGCTGTAACTTGTATCTGACAGAGTACCGTTTGCCAAGGTACCACCTGTAGCTCCCTCGTCAGTAAGAGTCTTATTACTATCTACTGAAAATATACGAGTACCAACGTTAGGTGCAAAGGCATCTCTACCATCACCAGCCTGAGTACCACATCTAGCAAAGGGACTATTACCTCTATTAGCATGTGTTCTCATATGAAATGCAGAATCACAATAGTTATTACTTGAGTTAACAAGGGCGACATTTATCCTTGTAGCTGTAGTAACTGTTGAGGTAGTGGTGTTGTCAAAAACATTTAACGAATACTGTTTTGAATAAGATATAGTTTTTAATTCTACAAAAATTTCTTTCTGAAAATCTCCAAGAGGTTCTGTAGTAGTATCCATCTCAGTAGGAATGGATCTGTTATTGATGTAGGTAAAATCATTAAGAGTTAATGTCTGTATATCTTCGTCACCTGTGTGAGTTAGATATGTGTTATTTCCAATACCATTAACAACTGTTTTCTCTGCACCAGTTAAACAGTCCCACATTTTAATAGCACCATTTCGTGCTACCTGTCCTATATATTGTTCGTTCTCATCACGATAGTAGTGAAACCATTTACCATCTGCTGTTGAATTATTTGTACCATCAGACAAAGATGCCACAAACTTTCCACCCGGTCTTTTTAATAGTCCTTGTGTTACGTCAGGCAAAGCGTTCACCATATTTTTTACCTGACCGGGAATCTTTTGCTCGTCAGGTTGCTGTGAAATGCCAGCCGTTAACGCTGGAATAGTTTGTGTAATGTTTGCCATTATCTAATAAGTGCTTTATATGGTTGATAAGATCTATAGTTACTTTCATGAGGAAAGCCAAAGAATGTATGATCTCCTTGTTCACAGTCATATTCAATAGCAGCCGCTCTAGTTTGTGCTTCTTGTAATTGAAGAAGTTGTACTAACTCTGGATTAGAAACTAATTGTGTAGCTGCTCTAACTGATGCTCTTGCAATTATGTATCTTTGAAAAGCTGAAGGTACATCTTCAAATGCTATTAAATAAGTTATGTCAAAATACATGTCGTTAGTAAAGACATCAGTATGTTTTACGACGTCATATAATTTTCCATTTCTTCTAACAACATCTTTGTTCCTATCGTACAAACCTTCGTGTACGTCGTACCTAAGATAATTATGTGGAATTAAATAATTACCATTTCCGTCAGGTGATCTTTTTACGTGATCTTCCTTATTAAAATGCCAACCTTCGTTTTGAACATCTTTAGTTGTTTCTATAAGTAATCCATGGATCATTGCAATCTGTGGATTTGCAAAAGTATTTACTATTTCTTGTGCTGTGTTAGTGGTATCTGTAGTAACTGTTCCTAGAGTAGTTACCGGTGATTGACCAATACTACCCAAGATAGAGTTAACTGCGGATAGTTCTGTATCGGTTCCTATTTGAGTAGTCATAAAAAAAAAAGGGAGCCGAAGCTCCCGTATAAAAGAATAAAAATTAACCGTTCTCTGGGTATGTTGTACCGAACGCTGTTGGTGCTGATGCTCCAACGTATAGTTCAACGGCTGCTGCTGGGTTTAGAAAATCTGCTCCCATAGCTAGACGCCCTAATATCACATCGCCTTGGTAGACAACTGAAACGTCTCCAGAAGTTACCTGAACCTGTGGTCCAATAGCTTCTACAACACCGGCTGCTTCTTTTTGGAAGATCAAACCACATGACTTATTGAAGTCAGTAGAGTTACCGTAGTTGTTGTTTAGTCCTGTTACAGACTTACGTCCATCAGCCATATCAGTACCGATGAAGTCTCCTAAGTTTGAAGGAGATGTCTCACCTGTAGTTCCGCCATAAGCTACACCATGCTTAGCAAGGAATGGGATGTTCATTGACTTGTAGATATGAATACCTGCAATTTCAATGATTCCATTACCTGACTGTAATGCTGTACCTTGTGTGTCTCTATTGATAAGACCGTTTGAACCGATGTCTTGGATCAAACTGTAGTATTGGCGAGGGTTTAACACCGCGCATCTACCTTGAGAGCTGACTCCTTTTTCGTCAAGTGCTGCTGCTGCATCATAGAATGCGTTGACGAGATTGCCTGCGTTGTAAGCATCAGAATCATTAGTTGTTGTACCAACTCTGACCTGTGTACCGCCGGGCTCTTGGAAGTTAGATTTTGAAACAGGAGATGCTTGTCTAGCACCTTTAGTGATAGCTCTGAAGATGAGTCTGTCATACTTCTCTGCTAATGCGTATCCAATCTTCTTGGATATCTCTCCTCTCAATTCGTAGTGAGCCAATGTTTCATCGAGCTCGTACACGAATGCACTTGAAATGAGTAGGTCGTCGCATGTAATTGTTTTCTCTGCGACTGGAGGTGCGCCGTCACTGTTACCTAATATGCTATTTCCGGGCGTATGGAACTCAGCAGTGGTCCTACCTGTGTAGATAAACTGCAAAGATTTTCCATTCTTAAGTGTTCTCTTCATTACCATGTCACGAGCTATTGACTCATGCTGGAATCCTTTGAACATCTCGCCTGAAAACAATTTAAGGTAAAGTGCTCTAGCGTCACCTGCTGAATTAAGCTGACCCTGACGTGTTAATGAAGTAGGGTTAGCTGATGACTGTTGTGCCATTTTGCTTAAAAGTTAAGGGTATATATTGTTGTTCCTAACGTTAGAATTGTTGCAGTCTTACTTGGTCTAGCGTGAGACTGGCACGCTTTGTGGTCTTTTCCCACCGTCGACGGGTAAAAGGTATCCTCCTCAGAGGGCTTTTCCCAAATTGAGTAGGGAGGATTTGCACCTCCCCAATGGTCTACTTGACTACTCTTGTGTAAGCAACGCCACGATATACGAAAGTAACTTTCATAGCTATCTCCATATACTAAGCCCCGTTCCATGCTTAGTTGTCATGCGTCCCTAAATTAGGGATGAACGGACGACTAAATTAAATGAAACAGAAACCCTATCGTCCTGAGTTCTGTTTGGTTCTACTCCGTGCATTAGATGTGCAGGAAAGATAAAGCACTTACCAGTTTTTGGTTTCAAATACATCTGTACTTGCTGTGCTAAATCACTATCTTTTCCGTATAATTCTGACTCTAAAAAAGTTGCGTAAGGATCTGAATTGTAAAACATTAGATCACCAGAATCCTCTGATGCCTGTATGTAAACTACGCCAGCTAGTGTGGCTCCGGGATGACAGTGAAGAACATTGTAGTTATCGCGACTGTTAACGTTTATCCAATAATTTTGTATTCCAAGTTCATACCTACATACTTTCTGTATGTTTTCATTTACGATTTTTTGTATCAGATCTTTGATGATTGAATCATCGTTGCTATCTAAAGATTGTTTGCCACCTCTATTTGATCTGTTTCCTAAATCAAGCTCTGGTCTAGTAAGACAATAATTTAAGAGCTTATCTGAAATAAGTATGTTATCTATGCAATGTATATAGGTGGGAAATACTTTATGTATTGAATACGGCACGTTGTTACTCTTCTGTTTTCTTTGTTTTCTTAACTGGTTTTACTACCTCAGTAATAGGAATATTTTTCCTACCAGTTGTAGTTTGTTTCCAGTGTCTCTGATTCTCTGCCATTGTTTTTTGGTAAATTATGCCAGTGTCTAGTGACACCGGACATAATAAAAATGTTAGTTATTAGTGTTGTCGTCGTTAGAAAGCTCTTTATCAGTTTCTTTCTTTTCTTCCTTTTGAGGTGCATAGTAGGTGATGCTTGCTCTCATTACATTTGATTGATGACTCATCCTATTGATGGTGCTGTAAGTGCAACTTGAGAAGCTTCAGTTGAAGCCAAGTCAAGTGGGAAGTTGTGTGCATTTCTTTCGTGCATTACTTCCATACCTAGAGACTGTCTGTTTAAAATATCAGCCCATGTAGGAATAACATTTCCACTAGCATCAACAACTGACTGGTTAAAGTTAAAACCATTCAAGTTAAATGCCATTGTGCAGATTCCCATGGATGTTAGCCATATGCCAATAACCGGGAAAGCACCAAGAAAGAAATGTAAAGCACGAGAATTATTGAAAGA